TAAAAAACCAGATATTTATATAAGTGCTTATCCCAACAGATTAGTAATATATAATGCTAACAGATTGCACGCTCCAGCGTTTGACCACTCTTACGCGGAAAGACATAGTCTAGCATTTTTTTTTAAAGTACAAGATGAAACATAATAAAATTATTATATTAGGTGGTGGAAGTGCAGGATGGATGACGGCTGCTACTTTAATTAAAGCTTTTCCTAAAAAAGATATTACAGTAATTGAATCTCCTAATATTAAAACAGTAGGAGTAGGAGAAAGCACTTTAGGAAGTATTAATGATTGGTTAGATTTTTTAGAAATAAAAGATAAAGATTTTATGCCTTTTACTAAGGCAAGTTACAAATTAAGTATTCGATTTGAAGATTTTTATAAAAAAGGCGATAAAGGTTTTCATTATCCTTTTGGAAGAGTGTATGAAAATGAACAAGTAGGAAGAAAAGAATTTTGGTTTTTTAAAAAAAAATTTTACCCTAAAACTAAATTATCTAATTACGCTAATAGTATTTCTCCTCAAATGGCTTTAGTTAATAACAATGTTTTATTTAAAAATGAAAATAATGAAATTCCTAATTTTAATTTTAAAGATCATGTGGCCTATCACTTTGACGCTAGTAAATTTGGTGAATGGTTAAGAGAATATTATTGTAAACCAAAAGGAGTTAAACACATACAAGAAGAAATTAAAACAATTGAAACTAATAAAGAAGGAATAAAAAGTTTAAACAAAAAATACTTTGCTGATTTATTTATAGATTGCACTGGTTTTAGATCTTTGTTGTTAAGTAAAACTTTAAAAGAACCTTTTCAAGATTATTCAAAATTACTTCCTAATAACAAAGCTTGGGCAACAAGTGTTAAATATAAAGATAAAGAAAAAGAATTAAAACCTTACACTAATTGCACAGCTATTGAAAATGGATGGGTATGGAATATTCCTAGTTGGGATAAAATTGGTACAGGTTATGTTTATTCAGACAAATATGTTTCAGATGAAAAAGCTTTAGAACAATTAAAAAAACATTTAACTAAAAAAGGTTTTAATTATTCTAAGTCTACTTTTAACAATATTAAAATGAGAGTAGGAATTCATGAAAGAATCTTTGTTAAAAATGTTTGTGCCATTGGTTTATCAGCCGGGTTTATTGAACCTTTAGAATCTAATGGATTGTTAAGTGTTCATGTGTTTTTAATGAATTTAATTAGAATTTTAGAAAGAGGCACTCTTACTCAATTTAATAAAGATAATTTTAATTTAGGTTGTAAAGAATTTTTTAATGGTTTTGTAGAATTTGTGGCAGCTCATTATGCTTTCTCTTCTAGAACAGACACACCGTATTGGCAAGACATTGCTAAAAAATCTTTTTATAAAAATAGAATAGCAGAAAATGAATTAACCTCTACTATGAGATGTTACATGGATGATTTTTGTTATTTAAATTCTAGAGCAGGCTATCATTATATTGCTACGGGAATGAATTATTTTAGCATAGATGTAAAGGTTAAAAATATTCCTAATAAAATACTTGATTGCATAGAAAAAAGAGAACAAGAAGTAAAAAGATGGGATAAACTTTGTAAAAATAAAACTTCTTTATTACATTTTTTAAAAAAAGAAATATATAAATAATGATACATAATTTATTTAGTGTTCCTATTTATTTAGAAAAGTTAAATTTAGATAATAAAAAAATTCTAAACCATTGTTTAAAACAAAAAAAACATTTAAAAACAGCTTTTAAAAGTAATATAGGAGGGTGGCAGTCCCCGTCTTTAAACGGTAGGCACCAACCTTTAGAAGAATTAATTACAGAAATACTTACTATGGGAGAAACATTTAGAAAAAATTTAAACTTTAAAAACCCTCTTAAACTTGCTAATATGTGGATAAACATAAATGGTTATGGACACAACAACATACCCCACGTTCATCCTAACTCTATTTTTTCAGGTGTTTATTATGTAAAAACTTTTAAAGATTCTGGTAATATTGTTTTTTATCATCCTGGTAGTTCGTTAATGGAATATGATTGGGAATCTTTTAAAATAGAAAAATACACACCATCCAATGCGTGCACTTGGAAATTTGAATCAGCTCAAGGTTATTTATTTATGTTTCCTAGTTGGTTACTTCACAGAGTTGATAATAATTTAAGCAAAAAAGAGAGAGTGTCTATATCTTTTAATTTAGTAGATTAATTTTCAAGGTAGATTTATATCCAAAATAATATATATATGGTTAAGTATTATGCTACAAAAATTAGGTTTTTTACCCGGATTCAACAAACAGGTTACATCAACAGGTGCCGAGTCTCAATGGACAGGAGGAGAAAATGTTCGTTTTAGATATGGTACACCTGAAAAAATAGGTGGCTGGTCTCAATTAGGAGACAGTAAATTAACCGGTGCAACTAGAGGTTTGCATCACATGGTTAATAAAGAAGGCATTAAATACGCAGCTATAGGAACTAATAGAATTTTATACGTATATTCTGGAGGAGTTTACTATGACATACATCCTTTAGTTAATCCATCGGGAACAGCAGCTACTAATTTTTTTAGCACAACTAATGGACAATCAACTGTTACTTTAACTTTTCCAGCTGCACACAATTTTTCTGTAGGCGACATTATATTGTTTGGTGATGCATCTACATTTACTGCTATTACAGGTTCTAATTTTTCATCTTCTACTTTTGCTGATAAAAAATTTATGGTTACTGCTGTGCCAACAACTGTAACTTTAGAAATAAATTCTGGTGCTACTGAAACAGGAGCAGGAGCAGCTACTTCTGGTGGCATGACTTATTTTCAATACTATCACGTAGGACCTGCTGAACAGATTGGAGTTTTTGGTTATGGAATATCTCAGTGGGGTGGTACCGTTACAAATCCACAAACAACAACTTTAAATGGAGCATTAAATGCTGACTCTGCTGGAACTGGTGGTTCAGGAACTACAATTAATGTAGCTAGCACAACTGGATTTCCAAGCACAGGAACAAATTATATTCAAGTAGATAATGAAGAAATATCTTACACAGGAATTACATCTACAAGTTTTACTGGAATTACTAGAAATGTTAGAGGAACAGCTAACGCTTCCCACAGTGATGGAGCAACAGTAACTAATTTTAGTAGTTATTCAGCTTGGGGTCAAGCAGCATCGACCACGGATAAAGTAGCAGAACCTGGAATGTGGGCTTTAGATAATTTAGGTAGCACACTAATTGCGTTAATATTTAATGGAGAATGTTTTGAATGGAATGCTGACGCATCTAATGCAACAGCAACACGTGCAACTATTATATCAGGTGCACCAACAGCATCTAGAGATATGTTGGTATCTACACCAGATCGTCACTTAATTTTTTTTGGTACAGAAACAACTATTGGTGACAAAGCAACACAAGACGATATGTTTATAAGATTTTCGTCTCAAGAAGATATTACAGATTACACACCTACAGCAACCAACAGTGCTGGTACACAAAGACTGGCCGCCGGATCACGGATCATGGGAGTTGAACTTGGTAGAAATGCAATTTATGTTTGGTCGGATACAGCTTTATTTACCATGCGTTTTGTTGGAACTCCGTTTACATTTGCATTTGAACAGGTGGGTACTAACTGTGGATTAATAGGTATGAATGCAGCAGTCGAAGTTGACGGTGCTGCGTACTGGATGTCAGAGAATGGTTTCTTTAGATATACTGGTAAACTAGAATCTATGGACTGTTTAGTTGAAGATTATGTTTACGATAATTTAAACACAACATCTAATCAAATGGTATATGCAGGAGTTAATAATTTATTTGGTGAAATTACTTGGTTTTATCCTGAAGCTAACTCTAATGTAAACACCCAATCAGTTACATATAGTTATTTAGATTCTACTGCTAAACGACCAATATGGTTTGTTAATGCTAGTAGTTTATTTATAAGAACTACTTGGCAAGATTCTGCAGTATTTGGATTACCACATGCAACTCAATATGATGCAGGAACAGATACTTCTTTTGATGTAACTGGAAACACTGAAGGAATTTCATATTACTATGAACATGAAACAGGAGTTAATCAAGTAAGACTAGGAGTTACAGCAGCTATTCCAGCTAGTATTACTTCTGGTGATTATGATATTACACAAAAAGTAATTAGAGGAGCAGCTACTAATTTAGGTGATCTTAGAGGTGATGGTGAAAACATTATGAGAGTTAGTAGAATTATACCTGACTTTATTAGTCAACAAGGAAATGCTATTATACAATTAGATTTAAGAAACTATCCCAATAATACATCAGCTAGTTCATCATTAGGACCTTTTACTGTTACATCCAGCACAAGCAAAGTAGATACACGTGCAAGAGCTAGAGCTATAGCTCTTACAATATCTAATACTGCTGTAGATACTAGTTGGAAGTTAGGAACTTTTAGATTAGATATACAAACTGGAGGAAGACGATAATGGCTATTACCAGATTACAACAAGCTAGACAGATGTATGCTTTTGGTCAAAGAGTTGCTAAAACTATGGATGGTTCAAGACCAGGTTATCGTGGACCAGGTGGTTATCAAGGTGGAGCTACAAATCAAGGTGGAGCTGGTAATCCTGGTAATGATAATAAAAGTAATGATATACCAGAAACTACAAGATATAATCCTCACACAGATTCAGGATATTCAAAAACATCTGTAGCTACTGGTGATCAAATGAGATCTGCCGAACGAGATTTTATACAAACTTTAAATACTAATAATGCAATAAGAGCAGCGCAAACAGGAACAAAATTTAGTCCATACGATGGGGGTTCAATGTTTGCACCTACAACTCCAAAAGGTTTTAATTTAAAAAGCGCTTTATTTAATGCCGGTCTTTATGCAATTAACCCTGCACTAGCAGCTAAATATAGTAAAGCAAGATCTTTATATAACGCTGCAAAATTTGGAAGCAAATTAGCAACAGATTTAGGTTTAACAAAAACGGATGTTGTAGAATCTATAACTAGTAATTTTACTGATAACTTGAGTAATTTAGGTAAAGGAACATCTAAAGAAACAACAGTAACTAATAACGATCGTGGTAACGGAGAAGGAGTAGCTTCTTTAGAAAATCAAGCATCTAATTATAATGAGTATATATTATTGTTACAAAAACTACAAGCTGGTGCTATCAGTGATGCAGAACGAAATAGATATAATGTGTTAAAAAATATGTTAGGAATATAATGGCTAAAATAGTACAAACATTAACTAGAGCAAGTTCAGAATACGAAGAAGATGTAGCACAGTCTTTAGTTAGAGATTTAGATGCGGTTCTTGAAAAATTAAACACAACGTTTCAAGAAGAATTAA